GCTTTATTTCTAAATTGTTCTGCACTTATAGGTTTTCTCTCACTCATTCTATTATCTCCTTATTTTATATTAATCAGCTGGTAATTCTTCTACTTCTTCTATTGAGAATATTGGTAAGTTTGCGGCTGAATTTTCTCTAGCTTTAACTTCAAACTCTGGAGCAAAGAATTCTTTTCCTATTGATATTTCAGGGAATTTACCAAAGCATTTGTTTAAAGTTATTTTAGCATAACCAACTATTGCATCGATTTCATAGTTAGCTACATATAATTCCATTTTAAATGGTCTTAAAACAGAACCTTCAGATAACATAGGAGTTTTAACAACTACCTTATCTCCTTCTTCAACTACTAATCCTCCAAGTAGTTGAGCTGAGTCTAAATCGAATTGGTTATCTTTAAATGTAAAATCATAACCATATAATAAATCATCAGTTCTTACTACAGCTAATATATTAGTGTCATTTCTTAATATCTCCTCAGCACCTTCACTTAATACAGGTGATAAAGAAGCTTCTTCTGCTGTTTTTATAACTGCTGTTACTCCGCCTTCTTTTACTAAGCCAGTAGCAGCATCTAATTCAGTTAATACTGCTTTTTTTATTCCGTATAAAATCATGACTTATCCTCCTTAATAAATATTTGGTATACGTATCATCATAGTGTTACTAAATGCTCTTAAAACTTCATCATAGTAATCACCTGATTGTAAATTTTCTATCTCAGCTACTTCTTTTAACTCTACTCTTATACGATGTATAATATCATCAATGTCACTTAAACTAACGGGACTGTAAATATCAATATACCAACTATCCCAATGTCCTAATCTATTTGAAGTACTCGGTACATCGACTCCTCTTCTTAATACACAACAATTTTCTTCTATTGTACCTCTGATTTGTCCTACGCTGTAAGTCGGTATAATATTATTAAGTAAAATAAATAAGTTAACTCGTTTCATTTTATACCTCCTTTATATACGTAATACTGTTTTAATCATATTTACAAATGTATCTACTTGACTATCTCTAGCTTCTTCTAATATAGCTAATCTACCAGCGTATGGGAAGTTACGTACTTCTAACCATAGACCATAATCAACTGTATGCATTATTGATATATCTAATACATTACCTTGCCAAGCTGATTTAAAACTTAAACCACCTCTAGCAGCACCTGTTCTATCAGTCCACTTAGCATTGTGCTGAGCATATGATTGCATCTTCGCTCCAACAGTTTGACCTACAACACTAAGTCCTGCTTGTAGTCTAGGTACCATAGCTTCTAGATTCCCTATAACTTGAGTTCCATCAATAGTTATATCTATGTTAGTACTCATTCAACCGTTACCTCAGCATTTACTTGATAAAGAATATTGTAATGTAGTAGGTTCTGAGGAACATCAATGATATATTTAATTCCATCTATAATAAAGTAATCTTCTCTTTCTAAATTAATATTTTCATCAAATGCATAATAGATTGTAGCTGAGTTCTGAGGTCTTACAATACCTTCTGATTTAAATCTATTATTAGCATTTCCTTTATTGCTGTTATCAATGACTACTTTAATACTTGTAATCATTTCATTATATTGTAACTTTTTTACTCCAAACATATCGTTCTCATAAACATTTCTATATACATCAACTGTTACGCCATACTCATTTATTATTTTAATTACTTGAGGTAATAATTGCGCAGTTAGATTATTCATCGCTTCTACCTATACATTTACCTGTTATACTTTTAGAACTACCTGTTTTATTAGCTAGTTCTTGCTCATAAGCTTCTTTAAATGAGTTAGCAAGTTGTAACCAGAAGTTTACATCATTTTCTACTGTAATAGGCCCTACAGTAATTTTATTGGCTTGAGCTTTCATCAAACAACCCATATAACACGCTTGATTTAAACTCTCATACATTGTAGCAAGTTTGTTAAGTTGTTGCTCAGTTAATATTGGATACTGGTCCTCCATTAATAATATCTTTAAATCTGCAACTGACATTCTATCACCTCTATTATAAAATAAGCCCGCCTACTTAATAGGCAGGCTCTTAAATTTATATAAATAAGAATGAGTGAGCTTTATTAATATTATTCTCCTACATTTGCAACAGCACAATCATCTATTGCTTCAAATGAAGGTATCATTACTGAAGATACTACTGTAACAACTTGAACTGGATGTGGTTCTTTATAAGTAGTTATTGCAGTACCATTATTAACTATAGAAACTTGAGCATCTGAACCGCTCATTAAGTCTGATTCTTCTGGAGTAGTTCCGTAATGAGTTTTACCTAAGTTACCTGCAGGTAATATACAAACTACATCATCAGGTATTAATTGATGTCCTTCAGCTTTAGCTAAACCAGTTGCATGGTCTAATAATGCTACTTGTTTAGAATATACAGCTATTTGTACTCCTGTAGCTTGTTCTATGAATGCTTGTTTTTGTTGGTCTGATACCCAGTAATTTAATGCTGAGTCATTTGGATACATCATTCTTTGAACTTTTGGACATGCTAACATTTTCATAAATGTATTTCTGTTCATTACTAATCTTTGAGGTCTAGTTCCTCTAGCTAATTCCATTTCATCACACCAAGCTATTATATCTCTAACTGGGTCTGCTGCTTCTTGTCCCCAAGCTCCGAATTTTTGTTTTTTAAGATTTTGTTGTCCGTAATCATATACGTATTTAGCTCTTCCGTCAGCAGAAGTTATATCTATTTTTCCTGAAGTAAGAAGTTGCATTCTCATTATCTCAGCTTGTACTCTAACACCTTCTACTAATCTTGCAGCTTCATCAAATATTTTGTTTATTATAGGCATTGCTACAGCTGATTGAGGGTGATTCATTAACATATTTAATTGTTGTCTATCTTTTTCACCTATTCTCATAGCTTCTCTGAAGAATGCCATTTCAGTTGAAACGCCTTCAAATCCTTCTTTTTCTCTTAATCTTGCTTTAGCATCATAGTTACTTGGTTGTATAGCTATTGGAAGTCCATTAGAACCTTTTAACCATGCTATATCAGTTCCTAGTTGCTTTTGAGCTGGGAAAAGAGTTTCACCCATGTATGGTATTTTATTTAAAGGATTTTCTTGTATATATGCAGCCATTTCTTGAGAGTTTATATAATCAAATAAATTTACGTTTTCTCTAGCCATATCTACTACCTCCTATTATTGATTTACAACGTGTATTAAGTCATTAGCTTTTAAATCTTCTGCGAAAGTTAATCTGTCTTTTCTAACAAATCCATGAACTAACACAGTAGCATTAACTTGCACGTCTGCATCATCAAATTTTGCTATTTCTATTGAATCGAATATTATTCCGTTTCCATCTCCAGATGCTTTAGTAACTTTACCATCAGCATCCATTTTAACTACAGTTCCTCTTTTTATTACTTGTTTACCAGAAGCGTCTGCTTGAGCTAATCCTGCTAAGTCATCATATGCTATGAATCCTACTAAGTTTACATAGTGGTCAGGGAATGCTAAGAAATCGTTTTCTGGTTTAAACACTTCGTATCTATTTAATCTTGGCATTTTACATTCCTCCTATTTTTTAAAATAATAATCTGCATCTATTTCAGGTGCTTTATTTTGATTAGCTTGCCCTGCTAACATTTTACCGAAATCTCCGGCTTGAGTAGTTTTACTACCAAATACATTACTATTATCAGGTTTACCTGGCATACCAGTACCTGCAAATCCGGGAGCTTTAACCCCGTCCTTCTGAGCTTGCGCTCCAAACAAATATGGTTTACTTTCAACAAATGCGTCCATTTGTTCTTTAAGTCCTTTAACTTGACCAGCTGAGTCTATATCTACTTTATCTAAGTCGATAAGTTTCTGTAATACCTCCATATCAACCACCTTCATGTCTTTAGCTAGCATTTCGAATGCGTTTGATATTTTAAGGTTCTTAACTTCTGCATTATGAGCTTTTACTTGCTCTTCTAGTTCCTTTATTCTTCCTTCTGCTTGATTTAGCTCAGGATTATTTTTTAAGTCAAGTAGCTTAGCGTCCATTTCTTCTATTGTGTTTTGTGCTTCTTTAAGCTGAGCTATTTTACTATCTAATCTACTTTTAGGAACATAGATGTTTTCAACTCCGTCATCTACGAATAGCTTACAATCCATTTCCTTTAGATTCTGTTTTATTATTTTCTCTACTTCTGACGCGTTCTCAACACCAGCAAGTAAATCTTTTAATGATTTAGCCATAAATCCTCCTTCGATTCTACACAGTTTGATTAAACTGAGAAATTTTTATTTTACAATACTTTTATTAAATGGGAGTAAGGAAACCCGAAAATCTGTAATAATAATATAATTTTAAGTAACAATGTTAACCTAAAAGCAATAAAAAAGAAGTGCTTAACGCACCTCCTTATTTAAATATTCTCCATAATTCATTGATTATACCTTTTGTTGATTTATATTCTTTATCTCCTTGCTCTGTTCTTATAACACAATGTTTATCTTTAACATCTATATTTATTCTAAATAAATCACCTACTATTGTGTAAACTTGTAATTCATCGTTATCTACTTCAAATCTATATTCTAAACCTAACATTTGTAAATTATTTTCTAATTTGTATAAACTTATCATAATCAAATCTCCTTTTCTTTTTTTATTTATAATATAATATACTCCTTTTACAGTAAAACTATCCACATTTTAAAAATATTTTTAATAATTTTTATCATCTAATTCTAAATAACCTAATTCATATACGTCCTTACCTTTTCTCAGACATTCCTTACATATATCTTCATCTAGTCCTAATTGATAACTCGGAAACGTATCATCAAACATTAAGTAATAGTCATCAAATACTGTTTCTTTTGGCTTTGGTATTTTAATTGGTTCTATCATTTCTTGTTTACACTCCTTAATGCTGACGCTATTATTTTTTCTTGCATTCTTAATGCATTTGGAAAGTATTCTTTCATATACTCATATGTTTCAGGGTCAGAATAGCTACCTAACATATTAGCCCATGCTTCACTAGCATATTCTTCTTCTCTATTTTTTCTATTCCAATATTGTTTACCATGTCCCCATTGAACGTGAATTTCACAGTTACTCATTCCCTCGACAACGTCTTGTATACCACTTGTTTTATGTACTCCGCTTAAATAAAAGTTATATAATTGATTTAACTTGTCATCAGTTATCGCTTGTTTAAGTTGAGCTTCAGTATATTCTTCAGCTTGTTTCGTATAACCCTGCTCTTTTAAATACTTTCTTCTTAAATTAATCTTTTGATTTTCAAAGTCTTTTTTAAGAGCGTTTATAAAAGGTTTCTGAGCAGATAATACTTTACCATTATAAACTCCTTTAGAGTCATTATACATCTTACCTAATAATGCATCCATTGCATGTCCGTTTTCATGGAACCAAGTATCGAACTTACCTATACCGTACTTATCTACTTTTTTGTTTTGATTATTTGTTATATTAAACTGAACTTTCTTATGAAACATATTCCAGTAAGCACCTTCTTGGTCCTGAGTCCATTGTTGTATTTGATTAGTTATTAAGTAATAAGCATCTTTTATAGTTTGAGGGAAGTATTTTTCTAATGTTTCTACTGCTTCATCTATATATTCGTGAGCTTCCTTACGTTTCTTAGCTCCCATTTTATTTTGGTCAGCTAACTCTTTGAAATGCTCTTTATAATCTTCTACATTTTGATTTTTAACTTCTTTATATTCCTTCTTAGGTTCTTCTTTAGGTTTATCTTTATACAATGGAGAATCTTTTAACTCAGGATATGCTTTGTCCATTAAACCACTGTTTTCTTCTCCTCTAATCCATTTAGCTATATCTTCTGCTATTTCTTTATCACTTCTATCAAATACAGGTTCTAACCAACACATTCCGTTTGGATGGTCTAAAGGTACTTTATTAGGAGCGAATACTTGTCCATCTCGCTCTGCACACATAGAACACGTTCTATTAGCTATATGAGCTGAGTGATACATAATCTTATTTATGTAAGGATTATTATCTTTACTATGAATGACTCTCAATTGATTAGTATGAGTATGTACAGTTCTAGCTAATCTTAAAGCTGCATAATCTAAACCTCCACTATGACTTCTAGCATATCCAGGACCTAATTTCTCTCTTATCTTTTTAGCACTCCAAGTTCTATGCCCTTCTTTACCGAAGTCCTTTAATACTCGAGCCATGTCAGCCGGACTCATTCCTTGAGCAAGACAACTAACAATAGCGTCCTGTAATTTCTTACCGGACGCGTTAGCTGCATTCCATAATCTATTATCTAAATCTACGAAATTACCATCTTCATCAGTCTTATACATTTTACCTGATTTAATTATGTTAATAGCTTTTTCATTTGTTATGTCTACCTTTTTATCTACTGCCTCTTTTAACTTCTTATAAGATTCATCATTCTTAAATTCACTTTCCATATCAAAGAAGTCTTTAACACACGCTTTGTAATTCTCACTAGTAGCTACATTATATTTAGCTTCTAATTCGCTCAGCTTCTCGTATAATTGATTTACATAAGCCATTCTAGCTTTGAAGTAAGCTTTCTTATTATACTTATCATCATCCATTGTAGCTATAATCAACTCTTCATAAGCATCTTCGAAAGCTGATACATAAGCATTAACTATTTCTTTCTCGTGTTTCTTTAATAGCTTTTGATTCTTATGATTAAGTTCATCATAATATGCTTTTCTAGGTGCCATCTAAACTCCCTTCTGCTCATACCATTTAATAAGTTGTTTATTTCTAATAGTATTCGCTTTTTTCAATTTTTTATACTCAGAATATAAAACTTCTAGTTTATTCTCATCACATTTTATTTTTCTTAATGTAATATCATCTATCTCATTACTTCTCTTATGTTTTTCTATTTTAGATTTTAATTCCCCTATCTGACATAACAGGTCATATTCCTTAAATAAATCGATTCTAAGCGCGTTGTCAGTTACTTTACATATATTTACTTGATGACAGTGTTTACACTTAAAACCTTCAACCATAATCAATTTATGTCCTATCCAATTAAGCTCAACTACTTCATTCTTTTGATTACAATTAGTACATTTCATTATATTCACTCCCTATATATTATTTACTTAATATATAAGAAAAAGGAGGGTTTTGTTTATTCCTCCTCTTCATCATCCTTCTCTTTTTCTTTATCGTTTTTTACTCCTAATTTCATTTCTTCCATTTCAAACATTGCTGAGTTATTAACTTCATTAACTTGAGATTGTTCATCTAATATTCTTTGGAACTCAGCTTCTGCATCTTCTGCATTACCAAACTCCTCAATATAAGATTTCTTACTTCTTACTCCTGCTTCTACCTCAGCTATTGAAGCTGTTTTATTATCTAATTCATCATCAGGTATTGGATAGTTATGAAGCCAAGAAGTCATAGTTTCTAATGACATTACACCTATATCTGGTTTGTCTGAGTACATATTAAATGTTAATACAGCTTCTTCTATTATATCTACAAGCCATTCTAATGCTTCATCCCACATACTCCATTTCTCTTCACATCTAGTTATTAAATCATAATATAACATTTTTAATGCTTTACCGCTTACTACATTAACTAAGTTTTCAGGTAATGGTTGTTCCATTAACTCATACATATCCTGTTTTAATCTAGTTAAGTAACTATCTGCTGCTACTTGGAAGTTAAATGTACTGCTTAACATTCCATAACTAGCTGTACTCTTAGTTCCAGTACCATCTCCAATTGAAGGGTCTGATTTTAAGTCTATTAATGCGTTTGGAGCTATTTTAATATTCTCTATACTTGAGCTATCACAGTCAACGAATACTGGTTGCTCAAACATTTTAAATCTTAATGCATCTCTGAAATCTGAAACTGTTTTATTATAGTCCATTGCTAAGTCCATTAAGTCTTTTATATCACTATGTCCTCTAGTATCTCCAGTTAAACCATCATTTAATATTACCTTACAAGGTATTTGAGTAAAGCCTGTATTCCATTCATTTCTTAATGGTACTTGTACTTTATTATCATCAGTAGGACTTATTTGATAGTTCTCATCAGTATATTGTAAGTTTAATTTAACTTCGTTATTATTAAATTCTTGATAAGCTAATGTATTATTTCCATCTACTATTTCATATACACACCAGCAATACCCGTCATCTCTCATATCATATGTCCATTTATGCCAACGCTGTTCTTGAGCGACTTTACCTACTGTTTCTGCATCTTGATAAGCTATTTGTACTTCTAATAATTTATCACAATCATTAGGGTCAAACATATAAGTAAATTCAGGCATTGTATAGAATCTAAACTTTAATGGATTCTCAGTAAGAGGAAAACCATTTTCATCTACTTCTGTTTGTACTGCTAATAATACTCTTTTACCTATTGTACAGTCCATAAATGCTTTAGCGAATTTATTCCAAAACTTACCGTCATCTAATATATCTTCTATTAAAGCTCTTTTCTTATCTATTTGTTCTAAGTCTATTGTATTCACTCCGCTCAAACTTAATGTTGGTTGTACTGACGTCATAAATCTTCCTTGTTTCTTCATTAGCTTCTTAGTCATATTTCTTACTTCTCTAGTAGGTTTATAATCTCTATCTTTTACTGTCCATAACTGTCCTGTATCATCTCGTAAATCATCTTCTATTCTAAAAGGTCTTCCCTCATAGAAATCATAATATCTTTCTACTTCTATTAACTCCTCTAAAAACTTAGGGTCGTTACAATATAGTCCTAATAAACTTCTTTTGAAGCTGTTATATAAATTATCCAATTTATTCCAGTCCTCCTTTTCCTGAGAACAATCTTACTTGTCCATCAAATGTTTTATAGTTTATACTATCAGTCATTACTGCGTATCTAATCTTATCCATAGCATGGTCATTTATTTTAACTACTTCTTCTACCCCTTTATCAAGTTTGTCTGAGTCCCAACAGTATGTTGTAAACTCTTCTATATCATGTATACAATCAGGGTCTAATGTTAATTTACGTTCATTAAGTAAATATGCTACTAATTGTATTCCTACTTCTACATTATTCTTAGCAGGTAATATTTTTATCTTATGTCTAGTAAACCATTCATCTTTTCTTAGCTCAACTAATAAAGGAGCTGCAGAGGGGTCTATTGTTATATATTCAGGTATTACCATATACTTAGCTAAGAACTTCTTTAAGTCCTCAACATATTCTTTAACTGTCTTTTGACCATCTTCTCTACCATTATGATAATAACTTGCTATCTGATGATATCTTTTATCTGGAGCGTAGTAACCAAATATACCGAATGTAGTTGCATTCTGAATACCGAAGTCAGCTGCCACAAATATTCTAGTCCAGTTACGTCTTAATTTAATTGCATGTATATCAGGGTCAAACATTGGATATACAGCTCCATCGGCACTAACCCATAAACCTAATATATAACGCTTATAGAATACTCCTGTATACATTCGCTCATATCTTTCTATTACTTCATCACTTAAACTATAGTTATCTTTCATAGTGAAATGTAAATACATT